TTGCCCCAGTTGATGCCGTAGACGGGCTTCGCCGTCGAGCGGTCCATGTAGGGGACGTAGGTCACCGGAACGCCACGGAAGATCACCTTGCCGTCCTTGGGGGCGAGGTCGTTTCCGAGGTTGTCGTTCTGGTTGTTCAGACGGGTCTCGAGCTTGCCGAGCACGTCGTAGTTGGTGTAGTACCCGTAGGTGTTCCCCGTGCCGTAGGGCGCGTTGGTCACGTTCGGGATGGGCTTGAACATGGTCTTCACGGCGGCTTCACGCCACTTGACGACCATGTCGGCCAGGTCGTCGGCGCCGTCGTGGTTCGCCGACCAGTTCCGCCAACGCGGGTAGTCGTCGGGGTTCAGGCCCGCGACATCCGTGAAGCCGGACGGGGCGCCGCCGGTGAATCCATCACCCGCGTTGCCGTTGTGGGTGATCCAGTACTGGCACCCGTAGACGCGCTTGGTGTCGCCCGAGGACGGCGGCGCGGTCCAGAACCGCTGCTCCATCAGATCGGCGAGGGACGCCATCGCATCGGAACGACGGATCTTGATGAGTTCGACGAGCCGACGGGGCTCGCGGTTCATCGCGATTTCGCGACGCTCGATGGCGTAGTTGACGGTGACGTGACGCCACGGAATGTTGGCGGTCACCATCTGGTCCTGGATGTCGAGGCTGTCAACCTCGAAGAGGCCGACCTCCTTGGCGGCACCCGAGTGGCCCATCATAAGGTTCCACTGAACCCCGGTGCCGGACTCGAAGCTGACGCGATTCTTGCGGAGAAGCTCGGACATCGCGACATGCTCCTGGATGTCGCTGACGAGCTCCGTGAACTTGAGTTCACCCAGCTCACGCTGAGTGGTGGTGATCAGATCCTTGATCTGATCCTGCTGAATAGCCATGGGATTCCCCCTTTAGCGGATGTCGAACGGATCGGTCTCGGTCGCCGCGTTCTCGAGCATCATCTGCCGGGCCTTTCGCACCGCCCTTTCGGTGGGGCTCAGGTCGGACTCGCGAGGCGTGGGCCTCGAGATGCGTTGGGATTCGCGACGCTTGGACTTGATCCGCGCGTTCTCCGCAAGCTGTGCGAGATCAGGAAATTCGACGCTCATCGCGACCTTCAGCAGTTGATCCCACTCTGGCACCGACTTGCCGCGCTTTCGATAGGTCTGGCGCAACACGTCGGCAGCCTCGGTGAGCCTGCTTCGGGCCTCGGATTGTTCTTCGGTGAGGCTGACGCCATCGCCGAACGTGTCGGGAAACTGCTTGCCGACCTTCGCGACCGCAGCCTCTTGCGGGGCCACGATCCCGGCACCATCCAGCATCGCACGGAGCTTCTTGATCTCCGCACGGGCCTGAGCGACCTCCCTGGCGAGTTCTTCGTCCAGGAACTTCTGCGGGTCGAAATCGGGGTCGGGACCGTCGTCCTCGTCCGCGATCACTGTCCGCTTCTGTGGCTTGGGCGGCGATGAGGACTCCGGTTCGGCATCAGCCTCGCCTTCGTCCCCCTCGTCGTCCGCCCCCCGGTCGGGCTCAGTCACCTTCGAGTCGTCTTCGTCGCCGGGATCACCCCACGACGGATCTTCCAACGAAGGATCGGTGACATCATAAGGATCGTCATCCAATTTCGTCTCCGCTTCCTCATCCAAGGTTTCAGTGGACGAGTCGGCTTCCTCGACTTCGGGATCCTTGACATCGGTATCAGACATACGAGTTCCTGTCGAAGTGGCCGAGCTGCTTCAGTGCCGCACGACGATGTGCGGCGTTCTCGAACTTCGGCCTTCCATCGGGTGAGAAGTCCACATGCACGCCGTTGCGAGCCATCTTCTCTCTCGTCTCCGGAACAAGGCTGGGATGCACCGCAGCCGCATCGGACCAGATGGGCCAACCCTTGCAGGTCGGCACCGTCCCGATGTGTTCTGCCGCGATGTCTCTGGTCAGGGTCTCTCCAGCGTGCTGGATCTGGCCGTCCTTCTGCCGACGTTGCATCTCGGCATAGGACATGACCAGTTCGACGAGCTCGCCGTTCCCCCGTCTGTAGATGTATGTGGGCATCAGCTATACGGTTTGCTCATGGCGTTGTTCTCCTGGGGCGTGAGCTCGCTCCCAGAAAGCGCCCGCACCGCCATGTTGTCTCGGCTGGCGCGGGTTCCCCCGGTCGATCGGTTGATCCGTTCGTAGCGTCGCGTCGTGATCGGGCTCTTCGCCGGGGTCGCACCGACGCCTTCGCCCTGCACATTCCGGGCGACGCTTTCCTGGGCCATCTGTGCCGGGACCACCAGATCCTTGAGTTCCGGCGTGTTGGTCAGGTCCGCCATTTCCCGGACGAAGGCGGACACGTCGATGGTGGTCCCCTGCTGCTGCATCGCGGGCATCAGCGGCGCGAGGTACTGCGTGACCACCTTGGACATCATCTCGACACGCTGGACGTTCGACGGATCCTGCATGGACGCGGGAGCGATGTCGAACTCCATCTCGAGGAAGTCGTCCTCCTCGCGTTCCTCGGGCGTGAACTCGAGCGGAATCTCGATGCCACGCTCCGACAGCGGCAGCATGATCTGCCACTTGGTCTCGGGATCGTGGAAGACGTAGCTCGCGACGTGCCGGACGATGCGACGGGTGAACGTCAGCATCCGGGCCTGATAGTCGCGAATCTTCTGGCTCGAGGACGCCTGGATGATCTGCTCCTGGCCGAGCGTCTCCGCCGAGTTGGACAGCCCGCCCATCGCGTCCAGGTTGCCAGCGGCGTACGAGAACAGGTCTCGCATCTGGAGCGTGAATGCAAGCGTGCTCTGATCCACGCCCCCGAAGGTCACCTGCTGGATCGATTCGGGCCTGTCGACGCGGATGACATCGCCGTCGTCGCACTCGACGATCCGGTTCCCGTCCTCGTCGGCACCGCCAGCGACCATGGTCACGCTCTTGGAGCGATCGACCTGACGCACCAGCTTGCGGAACGAGCGGTTGATCGCGTCGTTCATGTCGAGCAACGAATTGATCGGCGGGATCGGCATCAGATTGCCGGACAGCTCGCCGAGGCCCAACGCCAGATACGGGCCTTCCTCGGGGCCGTCCCACTCGACCTCACGCACAGGTCGGTCGCACTCGATCTTCCCGGAGTCGTCAGCCGTGTAGGTGCAGACCTTGCCTTCCATCGGGAGCCAGATGTCCCACATCTCGATGGTGGGCATGAGTTCGGCGTCCTCATCCATCAGCCCCTGGGTGCTCAGGGTGCTTTGGCGGGTGTCGCCGGTCTCGTTCCATGGCGTGGGCCGGGTCGGGCTCTTCCCACGAAGGTTGTAGAGCTTGGACTTCTTGGCGACCTCGAACGGCAGGACGTACCGATTGCCGATGAACTGCTGGGCCTCCCAGCGTGCCGCCCGCATGTCGAGGACCAGATCGTCCAGCAGCACGGGATCGACGAACGGCAGGTCGCCGTCGTGCCGGAACCCGCGAGCGCCATCGACCTCGGTGACCCCGATCTTGACCACACCCACCGAGAAGATCGCGTCGAACACCACTTCCTGGAGCGTCCGCGCGAGATCCATCTCGTTCAGGACGTGATTGACCGCGAGTTCGAGCTTCTTCGCGACCGGAGACAGCTCGCGGGAGCGGCTCTTCACGATCACGCCAGGATTACGCGCGGCGAGCTCACGACGGAAGATTCCGATCGCCAACTCCACCATGTTGAGCGGCATGCGGTCGCCACCCATGCCGTAATGGGCGCCCAGGTACTGGCGAATCGCGGCCATCCGGCGTTCCCGGAACGGCTGCATCCGCAGGCGAGACCACTCGATGGCCGTCGACAGACGCTCGGGCTTCACCATGCCGCAGATGCCTCGGATTCACGGGCGATCCGTCGACGAGCCGCCATCGATCGCGGATCAGGCTCCGCATCGCGGCGAACAAGCGTCTCACGCGCAGCCAATCGAGGCCCGAGGGCCAAGGCCGCGAGCGCGTCCGCAGTCGCACGATCTCCGTGATTCATCCGAGCCCCCGAAATGTCCTGTGCCGTCACCGCACGAACGTGCTCGACACCCCCATTAGTGTACACGAACTCCCCACATTCGTTGATCGCATCGATGGATGGGTTCTCAAACGCACCGTCGAACAGCAACCTTCGATACGCGCCCCACATCGCAACCTTGCTTTCCCGAGTCGGGAACCAGCCGATGCGTTGGGTCAGCTTGGTCGTCGCCATGCCATCCACCGGACGCAGCCAGAAGTGGCGGAATCCGGTCTCGACCGCCACGTCACCCATGATCCGGCCCGGACCAGCCGCCTCGTGGATCAACGTCGCAGGCGAACCACTCTCGTCGGCGAACCAACGGCAGCACGCCACCGCCACCAGAGCCATCCGATCGGGCCGCGTGTCGGGCGATGCCCACTCCGCGACCTTGCGCCCGGTGCGGAGATCCAGCACCGACAGACAACTGTTGCTCGAGCCGGTCCCGGACGCGATGTCGGCACCAACCGCGTAGTTGCTGGTCGGGGGCGTCCCGTCGGCGACCAGCCTTGTCCACAGCCTCCACCTGCCGGTGTTGGATTCCTGCCAGACGGGATCGCCGCCCTGGGCGTTGTGCTCGATCTCACCGCGAGAATCAGGCGACCGGCACCTCGATCTCACGTCCGCAAGCTTCTGCGGGTCGAAGAACACCGACTGGGAACCGCTGAAGTCGATGTCGAGTTCCTGGGCAATCTCCGTCGGGGACACGCATCGCAGACACTCGCGGTCGTACCACGGGCTCCGGGCCTTGCCATCGGACCAGTACAGGCCCTCGGCCTTGACCGGATGGTCCGACCAGTGCAGGCGAAGCTGGCGGATGCCCGAGGCCTGAGCCACATCGGCAAAGGCATTCCCCGTGCCAGCCGGGGTCGAATTGAATATGCGGCTTCGGGTGGCGTCCCGCGTGGACGCGAGCGCCCGATACCCGGACTCGGTCTCGAATGCCGCGAACTCGTCCATCGCGATCGCCGTGCGACGGTCGCCACGGGCCACATCGCCCGTCGTGGACTCGCCATCGATCATCGAGCCGTTGTCCAGGTTCGTCAGACGCAGACGGGCACGCTCGTACTTGGGACGCATCCACGACGGCATGTGCCGCAACAGATAGTCCAGCTTCCAGAACAAGGCCTTGGGGTTGCCGCTCTTGTCGACGTAGTCCTCGTTTCTGGACACCAACAAGAACGACTGCTCGCTGCGGAACAGCCACCGCCAGAGAAACGTCCCCAGCAAGATCCACGACGCACCCATGTCGCGGGACTTCGAGATGCAGAGATCCTCGGTGCCGATGCACGCATCGATGGTCCGCACCGCATCCGCCTGGAACGGATACAGCACGAACGGGATCGTGGCGATCTCGAGCCGAGGGTCGTAGGTGAACGCGAATCCGTTGAACCATGCCACCGGGTCGTCGGCACACATCCGACGCAACGCGACAGCATCAGCCTTGGATTTCAGCCCCGCCTGAAACGCCCGCCGACGCCACTCCAGATTCTGCTTCGCCCCCGTCGGAATCAAGACCTTCCCCCAGTCGACCCATCAGATCCTTCAGATGAGCGTCGTCCGCGTCCGTGCGACCCATCTCCGCCTCCCGAGCCTTGGCCGTGGGCTGGATGATCGTCGCACGATAGATGTCCAACAGCTTCAACTGGCCCTGAACCCCGCTCCGGGCAATCACCAACAGATTCCACCCGATCTGGGACGGGGCCTGGCTGGGCTTGGCGTCCGGACGACTCAGGTTCGAGAGCGCCCAGCGAACGTCCTCGAGATCACCGTGGCCCTCGATCTGATCAATCGACTCATGGGCTTCCACCTCGGTCACCGAAACCGCCTCGGGAACCACGGGCTCAGGCTCCGACTTCGCCCTGCCAGCCGCACGCTTGGCCTTCTTCTCCTCCTGCTCCGCTTGCCACTCCTCAATGTACGGCTTCAAGACCGCGTAGGTCACGCCGAACTCCTCGTCCAACGTCTCCTGACGCTCCATGTACCCAGTCTTGCGATTCATCAACTCGGCGTTCCTGTTCAGAAACCGAGTCAACATGTCCTTGTCCGCCAAATACCGCTTGCGGCACTCCGTCCAATACTTCGGGATTCCAGCCAATCCTTGACTCCAAAAACGAGCGCATACCCCCGGCCAACACAGCGCGTCCGACTCGGCAGGGCTCCGAACGTCCATGACGCGCGCCAGCCCTGCCTAAAGCAAGGCCTTCCGTGTCACGGGCGTCTCCGACCTAGAAAGGCCAGTTTGGACTTTCGCAAGCCGAGACGCGATTCAGCCGTCCCAACCAGCCACCCCACAAACATCCAAGATGAGCAGGTTGGGACTTTCGCAAGCCGAGCCTCACGAAAGCCTGCCGCGCTCCCGACGGTCGGAGCCGCCCTCGGGTCAGCCTCCGAATCACCGTGGGACATCGAGGCAGGCCTCCCCCCCCGCACCAGCCTCTCCGTCCCACTGGCCGGATTCTACGCAGGCAAATCCGGGAAGTCAAGGGGAATCCGCGCGGATTTCTGGGGGAGGCCCAGAAAGCCAAGAAAGGCCACAGCAGACGCTGAAAGGCTCGAGCTCCGCACGGCGCACGAAAGTCCAAACCTGCCCAGATGAAGCCATTGGGGTGCCCGAGCCTTTGCTAGGCTTCGCTCGGAATTGCTAGAACTGACGTATGCCTAGCAATGGCGTCTTCCCGAGAGATCGACCGCTTTTGATCA